TTCTAAATCATATCGTGCTTCACCAAATGAAAATGCAGATGATGATGCGGCTGATATAAAGATCCCTATACTTCCAGATGCTAATGGAGTTGTCCCATTAGAACCTGAAAAGTTCAATCCTGTGCCGTCGCTATCTAATGAAGATGATAAAGAACATATCAAATCGCCTCCATAATCAGTACGTATTTGCATCCTACCATTATAAGATGATAGATCAACTGGATCACCGTTACTATCCTTCCATACTAGTTCGAAATCAGTGGTAGCACCCTGTTCTATGAAAAATGTATATTTACCTGCTGCCATTTAAAATCCCTTTCTTATAAATATGTAGATCTGATAGATTACACTTTTATTTTAGTGGTATCCGTTTAATAATTCTAATAAATCGTCTATTGCTCCGTGTCTATGAGAATCTTCTAGGACACATTTGTATACGTACTTTGAATTAGCCAACTTTGCCATGTCATGATATGCAGACCAATTTTTATCTTTTAAGTCGATTTGATATGAATCTCCACAGAATATCATTTTACTATCCTTACCTAATCTACCAATACTCATTGCCAATTGACTTCTACTTAAATTTTGAAATTCGTCTACAATAACAACTGCATTATCAAATGTTCTACCTCTAAAATGTGCTAATGAAACTAGTTCAATCTGCTCAGAACGTTCCATTTTTTCTAATATATCGGGTTTATTATATACCTTTCTCATATTAGAACGAATAGGCACTAACCATGGTTCCATCTTCTCTCTTTCAGATCCAGGCAAGAATCCGTTATCTTCTGTTGAGATAGTTGGTCTTGTGATTATAATTTTATTGAATTGCTTTTTAAAGAATTGATCTAAAGCTACTTGTACTGATAGTAATGTTTTTCCACTACCTGCCTTACCTACAAGAAAATTATAAGGATGTTTTAAAATTTGTGTTTTTGCTTTTTTTTGTTCATCCGATAAAGAAATTGAAAATCGGACATTACCTTTTGGTGGACTTTTTACCATATTATCTTTTGTTGCCATTAATGACTCCTCTATATGTTAACTATTTAATATAAATATTGAATTGCGCACATATAGCCAAAAAAAGACCCTCCGGAGAGGGCCTTTTAATAAAATATAAACTAAATCTAATTATTAGATTCTGTTCAATCCGTCTACTAATACTTTACCATAGAATTCTGGTCTTACCATTTTCTTAGCATAACGAGTCATAACACCTTTTCTTGGAGTGAAGTTGTTTGGATCGTATACTAATGGAGTCATAATAAGTGGAATGTATGGAGAATATACAGCACCTGTTTCTAGGAACTGTGCACCTCTATATCCCATAAGAATACAGTTTTCAGTCATATAAGGGTTTTTGTAAACTTGGAATCTATTATTAATAGCACCAACTTTTTGAACGCCCATTGCAAACTGTGCTTTGTCACCATCTGTATCTGCAGCATATCCTGGAATTGATTCTAAGATAGTTGCAACAGTTGGAGAACAAACTAGGAAGTTAGCTCCACCTCTTAATGTTAATTGGTGAATCTTGTTACTTACTTTTTGTATTTGAGTTCCTAAAGTTTGGAACCAAGTACCTTGGTTATAAGCTTGACCTGCAGTAGCATCATCAACAAATGCAGATGTACCAGCATCAAATTTATATCCAATTCTTGCTGACCAATATGCAGTTGTTTGTGCATTGTTCATCAACATGTCTAAGATTTCAAGATCAATTTCTTGAGATACATATTCAGATAACATAGAAGTTAATTCAGCTTCTGCATCAATTGAATGGTATGCATTCAAGTCTTGAGCAAATTCTGGAGACCATACTGCTTTCAACTTTCTTGTCTTAGCAACAATCGCTTCAGATCTCATTTCAAGATTGATTTCTGGAATATCTAAAGTAGATGAATCCGGAGATACTTGATTTGGAACTTTGTTTCCAGCTACGTCTTCAAAATCGCCTCTATCTTCTGCAGATGGAGCTTTGTGATACGCTACTTTCAATGTATTCACATCTGCACCAGCAGCACTTAGTTTAGCAACAAATTGTACTGTATCATCTGTTGCAGCTCTTTTTACTAACTTAGTGAATTCAGGATAAACAGCTGTTACTTGTGCATCACCTGTTAAGTTGAATGCTCTAATACCTTCAAAATCAGCACCAGATAAATCTGAAGCTTTAACTTCTAAAGTTACTACTGTACCTGCTGCATCTGATAATACTGAAGATGAAAATTCAGAATTGTATCCGTAATCAGCATCAGATAAAGATCCGGTAACTAGCTTTCCAGATGTTATTGCAGTTGCATCAGATGCTACTGTTTCTGTTTCTAATACTGATGAAGTTACATCGTTGATCGAGTAACCAAATCTACCAGCACCATAAAGACCTTCTACAGCTACATCCGTACCATTACCATTTGCAAGATTAGTAACACCAAATACAGAATTTTCTTCTTTATTTGTTCCAGAAGTAACAAAGTCGTTACCACCAGCTGTACCATCTGTACCTTGGTTTGTACCATATTTGAAATCTAAGTAAAATACTAGACCAGATGGTAAGTTCATTGGTTGTACTGAAACGAAGTCTTTAGCAGCAATTTCTGCAAAGATTCTTCTTACTAATGGAAGGGCAACACCCGACCACTCTTCAGCATTACCACCAGTACCAGTTGCAGATGCTTCTGATACTAATTGCTTAGCTTGGTTCTCTAAAAGAACCGCCATGCCTTTTCTTTCTACCTCATTACTCATACCTTCTAAAAGACCTGTCTTTTCCCACTTCTTTTCAAGTTGGATAGACACAGCATTTTGATTAGCTTGAGCATCTGTTGGTAATAATGAATTAATGTTCATTTTCTTTTCTCCTTTAATTTTAGAGATTAGCTAACTTTTTCCATCTTGCCGCTAAATCATTTCCTTCAGAAATTACTTTCTTACTTGGAGCAGTTGAAGCGCTAGACTTTGAAGCATAGCTTTCTTTGATTGATCTTTTTGTTCTAGAAGGACTCAAGTTGAAAGACTCAGATAATGTAGCAAATACTAATTTAACTTCACGTAAATTAGACGCTCTGTCAAAGTTTTCAATAACTTTCATTTTCTGGTTTTCATTCATTGAATGATTTCTAAACAATTTGTTTGAGAATAATAATTTTGCATTTAAAAGATTAACTTCGTTGATCTTGCTTCTTAGGAATTTGATAACGTTGTAAGCTTCTTCTAAATCATCTTCTTTAGCTTCGTCTACATCTTTATCGCCTCTACCTTCTTCAGCTACTTCTTCTTCACCTTCTTCTTCTCTCAATGCACTAATGATTTCGTCTAGATTTATGTCTTCGTCAACTTCTTCACCTTCTGCTTCAGTTACAGTTGATTCCTCAACTTCTTCTTCTTCAGTTACAGGCTCTTCAGCTTCTTCTTCCATACCCATTTCATCTTCAAGCTCTTTTATAATAGCTTCAAGTTCTAGATCTTCTTCTTCAGTTACTTCTTCTTCTTCAGTTTCTTCTACTGCTTCAGGTTCCATTTCTTCAGAATGAACATCCGTTGGATCTTCGTCGTTGTCATACATTTTTCCTCTACCTTCAGCAGCTACAGGAGCTTCATCTTCAACAGGAGCTTCCATTTCAGCTTCCATTTCTGGTGCTTCCATTTCTTCTTCCATATCCATTTCTTCTTCTTCAGCTAATTTAGCAGATAACATTGATTGAATTCTCGGGGTGAACGCTTCTTCTAATGCAATTTTTGCATTTGCTAGTGCTGTTTCTCTTACCGCTTTCGCGTCAGCAATAGCTTCTTTTAGCAATTCATTTTTTGCCATAGTTGTTCTCCTCTTATTTAATTTGGAAATAAGGCTATTAAGAGCCTCAATTGGAGTACATCAAGTACTCATAGATAATTAGTTGAGTGACCGTATATTGGGATACGGTATCGTTATACTAATATATATACGAGTGTAGGCAAAAACCTTCTAGAAAATTAAAATTTGTTTAATCTTGGTGTAGATCAGACACCCATTGGAAATATTTAGCACGTTGCATTTTTTCACGTTTCTTTTGAGATTTAGGAATATGATATCTTCTTTCCTTATATTCTTGTAATATACCAGCCTCTTTCATTTCCTTTTTGAAAGATCTCAATGCATGTGCAATATCATATATTGTTTCTAATTTACCTGTCTTGAAATTTTTCTTTTGGTAAGAAACAACTTTGACGCCTACTGCGCCAGGTAATATTGACTTTTGTCTTTTTAATCGTTTGTTCATATAACTTATTTATGTTTTATAAAGTATTAATATAAAGATAATTTTGCAACAATCCTAATATTATTCTGAATCTTTTAAAGATTCTCCTATTTTATAATAACGGTTTAAAACTGTTCCCATATCTTCATATGCAGATTCTAATCTTTGTTGTAGGCCTGTCATTTCTTTTGAAGTCTTTTCAAATACTTTATAAGCCTCATTCATTTGTTTCATATGTCTAGATACCGTAACATTATCAAACCAATGTTCTGACTCTGATAAAGTCAATTTTTCGGCCTGTTCTACCACGCTTTGCAATGTTGTACTAACTTCTTGTAGTCCACCTTTAGCATATACCATCTCACCTAACTTATGAAAATTAGATACTGCTTCTAAAAATGCAGATCTTTCTTCTTTAGTCATTTTTTTATCTTCTTCCTCGCCTAGATACTTCTCATTAAGGATATGTTTCATTAATTGGTTTTCATATTTTTTCATAATATATTCTCCTTATTGATCAAATGACTTTGTTCTTTTTGATCTTTCTAATAAATTTTGGATTCCTTCTAATTGTTTAGCAGCACCATTTATATATCTTCTTATTTGATTAGCAGCTTGTTCTGCCTTATCTCTTACTAATCCATATACTTCTTCGCTTTCTGCTAAACCATCTAATGTTTGAAGTAGTTCGTATTCCATTTCTTCAGATGTTTCTATTACGGCTTCAACTTGTTTTATAAAATAATCATAATCAAATTCGCCGCCTTCAGCTTGACCCAACATTCCATCTTCTTCTTTAATGTTGTTTTTAGCTTGAAATGCTTTTTGAACACTATCTAATGTAGGTAGTTTGTCTCCAAATTTTCTATTTTCAAATCCAGGTGTACTTTCTAATAATTTTTTTAGTTTCATATCTATTCCCTATTCAAAAGATCTTTCTGCAGGTATATTTCCAAATACATCTGGACCTGTTGGTTTTGTTCCGTTTCTTTCTGATGTTTGGTATTTACTTTTTGTATCTATTTGACCCGTTCGTTGTCCTTTAACTGATCCTTTAGTTCCTTCATTTGCTAAATTGTCTACAAATTCCCCAGTACCTTTCTTCCCTCTTTTGTTTGTAGGACCATATTGTGATTGTAAATCTTCTAATGCCATTTTTAAAACTCCGTAATAATATCAGTTATAATTCTTTCAACACCTGCAAATTTATTTACAGATATATTTCCTTTTGATTCATTTAC